AGCACCACGGGATAGCGCTTGCGGATGCGCAGCAGCTGCTCGGCCACCACACAGCGGGCGATAGCCTGAGTAAAATTTTCGACGCAAAGGCCTCCGTATACGCGGGTGGGCAAGCCCTTGGTGGTGTAGCGCCACTCGGGTTTATTGTCTTCGTTGTATTCGCGGCGCAAGCCGGGGTATTGGATATGCAGCCCGCTGGGCAGCGTGAGGCCACGGCCCGGCTCGACACGCACCAGCCCGGGCACATCGACAACCATCTCCTGACCGCTGGACAGTGCTTGAATGGCTTGGTTGGCCTTATCCCAGAGATACGGGATGCAGTCATAGGTGTTGCGGTAGGAGTTGATGATGCGCTTGGCCTCGGCCTCAGTCACCTCGACGCCTGCCATCGACTTGAGGAACAGCTTGAGCTTGCCGTGGCCGACGCCGTAGCCTGCCCCGAGCACCACGACCTTGCCTACTTGACGCTGGGTTTTGTCGATCTGGTCGGCAGCCACGCCATAGATGTGACTGGCCATGATTTTGTAGACGTCCTGCTTATCCCGGAAAGCTTGCACGAGGTCGTGCTGACCCGCCAGCCACGCTAGGCACCGGGCTTCGATCTGGGCCGAGTCGCAGTCGATCACGACATGGCCCGGAGGTGCCTTGATAGCGCGCTTGAGTGCTTTGGCATACGGCCCGCGAGACGGCAGGTTCTGGAGGTTTACCGAATCTTGGCCTGACCAGCGCCCGGAGTGAGCGCCGTAGTAGCGCAGGGGCACAGGGAACGCGCCGCGCTCGGCCATGCCGATGAACCGCTCAGTGCGGGTTTCCTCCAGCGTGGTCTTGTTGCCAAGGCGCGCAGCGACGAGTGCTTGCACCCGCACATCGGGATGCTCGGCTAACTCCTTAAAGGCTTCGTCTGTCTTGGCGAAGGCATACGCAGGCTTGCCTGTGGTGGGGCTGACCTTCATGGGCGGCACAACATCTAGGCGTTCGAGTTGTTGGGCGAACTTGGGGTTAGACATGAGAAGCGTCTTGATACCATCGGTGCCGCTGTCGAGCAGCACCTTCACCGCCTCGGGGTCGGAGTAGTCCCCGATGAGTGTATCCCGCACATCCTCAAGCAACTGCTGCTTGTAGTCTTTAACTGCGGTGAGGTGGGAGACGAGCAAGTCTTTGTCCAGCACCAGCCGAGGCTCAATGAACATGCGCAGCGTGGCGTCGATGAGACGCAGCTCCTGCTTGGGAAAGCCCCTGCCGAGGTAGTTGTGGAACAGGCTGTAGGTAAGCTCGACGTCGTTGACGCAGTAGGCGCCGTAGCGAGCGAGCTCGTCGGCGGAGAAGTCTATGTAGCGCTTGCCCAGCGCGTTGAGAACTTCAGTGCCCTTAACGCCCACGCCGAGGCGAGTGGCTTGGGCCGACAGGCTGTGTGATTTGTCGTGGGGATAGAGGGCGCGGGACATGCCGAGGATGTCGGCCCATGCCAGCGGAGAAACGTCATAGTGCCATGCCAGTATGGCACCATCGAACGCCGTGTTCTGGCACACAACCATCTTGTCCGACCAGTCTATGCTGGCAAGGGCAGCAGCTACGTCAGGTTGTGGATACCACTGCGTTGGCGCATCACCGATCTTGATTGCTATACCGATTGTCTCGAATCTTGGATCACGTACGTACTGCTCTGTCGTTAGCTTACTCAGGCTGTAGTCGCGGTCGTAGAAAGTTTCCGTATCGAGCGTAATAATTTCCATTGTGTCAAACGTCCTTGTAGGTCTCCCGCCGAACCACTAAGCTAATTGCCCTCTGGCTAACTCCAAACTCGGTGGCCAGTTGCTGCTGCGTATTCTGCCCAATATCGTAGCGCCATCGGATGTCACGTACTTGCTCCGCAGACAGTTTGGCATTTGCGTGCTGGCTTTTGGGTTGTACTTTTCGGCCCTTAGCGTAGGCATCTAATTGATTAGTGCGCATTGACCCTAGGAACAAATGGTCTGGATTACAGCAAGGACGGTTGTCGCACTTGTGCAGCACGAACCTGCGATAGCGCTTCGCAGCGCCAGCCTGTCTAAAATGAGTAGCCGGTGAGATGCCGCCGCGGGCAAGAAAATATGCCACTCGGTGTGCCTGCACAGGCACACCGTGCCATGTTAGATTGCCGTAGCCGCCGCTGGTCTTAGACCCTTGCCACTCCCAACAATCGTTGGGTGCCCCGCGTCGTACCCGAGACCAAAATTTTTCTGGTGTATTTTTAGTTGCCATGCCCCCAGTCTACTACGTTTCAGTAGAAAGAGTGGTATCATGGTCGGGTCTAACGGTTAGACTTGCTGGCGTAGCTCAGTTGGTAGAGCACTCGCCTTGTAAGCGAGATGTCGATGGTTCGATTCCTTCCGCCAGCACCAGCTTCTGACGTTTCTTTCGGGCCAAGTCGCGCTCACGTCTACGCAGTAACTTGGTCTCTTCTTCACTCAGCGCACGGGTCAGTAATTGGCCGGTCAAAATCTCGCCAATTTGATCGAGCGGTGTTTTGTTCGAGTCCATCCAGCACCTCCAAGTTTGTCTCGTTGATGATGAACGCCAGTCCGCCCGCTGCCTCGATCTTCTCAAGGTTGCGTAGCTGCAACTGTGTGGGTTTACCCCGGCCTGCCTTGCACTCGATACCAATGAACCTGCCGTGGCAGCAAGCCAGAATATCAGGGGTACCGTTATTTGCGTAGGCACCCCCGATGTAGTTCACCGCATAGGCTCCGACCTGCTTGAGCCTAGCGTGAACCTTGGCCTTTACAAGAGATTCTTTCGTTGCAGCCATGTTCCAATTCGATCAGCTTGTCGAGATAATGCCGGGCTTTCTCAAGGTCTTGCACGCCGCCCTTGGCACGGAAACGCATGATGTACTTCAGCGCGTTGCCATCGAAGAAACCCATCTCGTTGTTCTCGATCACTTCCCACGGCTGGATCGCCAGCTTGGTGTAATGACTGCCGCCTACTTGGTGCGTATTAACTGCGGGCAAGGCGGGCTCGGCAACAACTTCTACTGCCGCCATCTTACTGCGCACTGCGTAGACTGTCGGTTTAGATACGCCCAGCTTATCGGCTACCTCTGCCGCTGTCAGGTTCGGGTTGCGGGTCAGAAGGGCTCGAATCTTGTCGCTCTTTGTCATGCTTGGTTCCTGCTAAAAAATTAAACTCTGAAATAAGCTTGTGGACCTTGGCCTCAAACATATCCATACCGGCCTGCTCAAACGCTGTGTCTTGCCATTTGTCAGTCATATTGATCCCATGAACTTTGGTAGTGGTGCCCAGTGTGTCCAGTATGTATCTTTGCGGCTGTAAATGCCGTACGTGGCACAACCCATCTTCTTATTGACGAGCTGCACCTTACGCCCCACCGGGCACGTATCGATTGGCCGCCAAGGATACTCCTGATCCACTGCCGCAGCACCGTCAGAAGAAATCTTAACGGTCATTTCTGCAACTCCTCTACTTTCCATTTCGCATCCATCACGGCTTGTCCGTACTTCATCATGGCAAACATGATCTCTTCATCTTCGTATTGCAGCGGGCGGTCGCCTACAAAATAAATGTGGTAGCCCTCGCTGTCGCGCTCGTAACACAACACGGTGAAGCAAAACTCTTTGCCAGTGCTGTCTGAGCTCCATTGAACGATCTCGGCTTGTCGGCCTTCGCTATGCCGGAACTCAAGGTTTTTGAGTCTCATTCCTCACCTCTTGCTCGAATGGCGGCGACGCATCTTTCTATTGTTGGCAAATGCGTCAATGCGATTGGATTTGCGTCCAGAGGAATTTCTTCACACACCTGAGCACACGCCTCACGCTCGGCAGCGGCGACAAGGGCGGCGAATCTAGTCAGTTCCACACTCCAATCACTCAGGGGATCATCTCCCCACAACTGGTCAAGTTTCGCTTCCCGCGCCATGCGGATAATGTCAATGTGGGTCATAGATCACCTCTCAACCGGTCATACTCCGGCAACAGCGCCATCGCTTCCTCCTCCCGCTTGACCTCGGCTATGGCGGCGCGGAGGGCGTTGAAAGCGCGATATTGAAGTACGCGCCATTCGGCTTTGGTCATGTCATGCTTACTGTCCAACGCCTCAAGCGCCAGCTTCATGGCTTCAATGCTCATTTCTTAACCCTCAACGGATAGAGCGGCACCCAGCCTGATACATCTTTAAAGCCCACTAAACTCCTTGTCAGCATGCCTGTCTTAACGCATTGCCATGCCGTAGGTTCTGTTTGTTCATACGTCACGGGCTGTTCAAAATGCTCGGCAATCGCTTGTTTAAGCGCGGCGATCTCCACGTCCAGATTGATGCGAACTGCGCCGTCGTGGATTACCTCCCCGTTCAAGAACTCAAGGACATCGATTGCCTGCTGCATGGCTTCAATGCTCATTTCTCAATCTCCACTTCTGTCCATGCGGCCAAGTGCACCACGTTGCCTTCGTCATCGGTGCAGTAGCTATACATGCCGTCGATGTGATGAAACGCTAGCGGAAACAAATTGCCATCCGAGTCTTTGACTACGATGCGCGTATTTCTGGGAACGTCGTAGAGTTTCATTTAACTTTGCTCCCAAGCCAGATCATGCCCGCAGCCAATGCTGCCGCCCCGCCAGCAACGGCCAAGCCGATAGGCCCGAGCGCAACGATAGAAAGCATTCCCCCAACTACGCCAACGCTGGCCAACAGGACACCAGCGCCCATGAGAAACTTCTTGAACCCGCTAGGCGGGATCACAGGCGGCGTGGATGTACGCACAAGGTTAGGCCGGGCCAGCGGCGCAGGGGCGGCGGTTTTCATAGCCCGTTCCATTTGTGCGGCTTTACCGGTGGGTGCGAGAGGATTGTCTGTGTTTTTTAACGTGCGCTGTGGAGCGGGTGCGACTCGTACGGGGCTGTTCACTGATGCTTCGGTTTGCGCTAGCGAAATGCGTTCGATCTTCATGGTAGTTTCTCTGGTTAATAATTCGTTCGTGTTGAATGAAATAGATTGCTGAAACAAATGC